CCCCAATGCGAGCTTTAGAAAATATAGAAGAACAATTTAACTTATATATGAGAACTGCACTCTTTCTTGTAGTAGATGAGTTTCGTATGGCAGACTCTGGTTCTGTAGGCAAAATGGCTGATAAGTTAAAACATCAGATAACAGAACCAAACTTAACCATCAGAGCTATGCGTACTAACCAAATCGAGCTACCATCTTTTACAAACTTTATATTTCTTACTAACAGAGCAGATGCAGTTAAGATAGAAGACAGCGACAGACGATACAATGTTGCACCTCGTCAAGAAGAAAAACTAGAAGTCGTGCATCCAGATCTGCTGGATAACCTGCATATATTACAAGAAGAACTTTACATCGTGGCAGGAGTTCTGCAGCGCTTTGTTGTCGACGCACGAATGGCTCATACTGCACTAGAGAATGATGCTAAGAAAGAAATGAAAGAAGTATCTATGTCGGTCATCGAAGAAGCTGCGCATGCGATACGTACACGAAACCTAGAATACTTTACAGATGTTTTAGACATTCCTCTTACAAATACTTTTGACGCTGGCGGGATTAACACGGCACAAAGATATGTTAAAGACTGGATTGCTACACTAGGAGAAGAGACTGTTATACCATTAGCACATTTTAAAGTTGTCTATGACGCACTTACAGATAGTCGTAATACTTTATCGCAAAGAGAGTTTTCTAAGCGTATGTCTAGATTAAATATAAAAACAGCACGTAAACGTATAAGCAAAGATCGTGCAGCCGGGATCCCCCGGGGGGTTGTATTGACATGGAAATTAGACAATAATGTTCGTGAACAACTAATTAAGGAACATTTCGACGAAAGGGATTTGCAACTTATAGATGAAAAATCTAACTCAGCCCAATCGTCCAGACCTAATCTCAACGGTTGAGGTCACGGAGGATATACAACTAGGAGACATTCCAGCTTGGAGCTATTCAGCTTTAAAAACATTTGAATCGTGCGCTTACAGATCTTATATTGCTAAAGTAAAACGAATACAAGAAGACTTCGGTCCTGCTGCAGCACGCGGCACTGCAATACACGAAGAAGCAGAAAAATATGTTAACGGACAACTCGGTGAATTACCTGAATCTTTACGTAAGTTTGAATCTAAGTTTGAAAAACTACGTCAACTTTTTATTGACGCAAAAGTAGAACTAGAAGGAGATTGGGGGTTCACCCGTTCATGGGAGTCGTGCGGTTGGATGGATCCTGATGTATGGGCGCGTATAAAACTAGATGCGTTTGTGCATGAAGATGAGACCTCCGCACGAGTTATTGATTACAAAACAGGTAAACAAATAGGTAATGAAATATCGCATAGCCAACAAGCACTTATATATGCAATAGCTAGTTTTTTTAGATATCCATTACTACAATTTGTTAAAACAGAAATCTGGTATATAGACCACGGCACTATTTCAGAACAAACTTACACGCGAGATGAAGCTATGGTGTTTATGCCAAAACTACATGAGCGAGCAATTGCTATGACAACTGCAGTAGAGTTTCCACCTAATCCTAGTTTGTACAACTGTAAATGGTGTAGCTATGGAAAAGGTTTAGAACCTCATTGCCAATGGGCAATAACCTGATATAATAAACAGGTAAAGTATTCACCTAAATAACACCGAATACTTAAACAACGGAGAATGAAACATGAATGATATTCCAGAGCCTTATGCTCACCAAACTGAAACTACAAACTTCATTGTAGACAATCCAAAATGTATGATTACGTCTGACCCAGGCACTGGTAAAACACGTGCATGTCTAGATGCACATGTTATACTTGGAGGTAAGACTTTAGTCTTGGCCCCACTTTCTATATTGGAAGCGGCCTGGGTTGAGGACATAAACAAGTTTCAACCTGACATAAAGTATGGAGTAGCATATGCCAAAAACAGAGAAAAAATCTTCAAAGATGAAAGTCTCGAAATGGTCATTACTAATTTCGAAGCTGTCAACTTTTTACAAAAAAATACACAGTTCCTTGAAGAGTTCGATACACTCATTATTGATGAGTTCACCGCTTTCAAAAATAGAACTACTAAAAGGTCCAAAAATCTCAGAAAACTTATCTCATATTTTACTAATAGGATTGCCATGTCTGGTACTCCTAATAGTAATACTATTCTAGATATTTGGCACCCAGCACTCCTCATCGATGATGGAGAGAGATTAGGTACGCGTTTCTTTGCGTATCGTAATCAAGTATGCACTCCACGATTCAATGGTTTTGCTAATGAGTGGATTGATAAACCTGGTATAGAAGAAACAGTTGCAGATAAACTTTCTGATATATCTATTAGATTTGCACTGTCCGACTGTATAGATTTACCTGACAACGTTACACGAACCGTCAATACAAAACTTACACCAGCAGTGCAGCATATGTACGATACACTAGCTAATGATTCTGTTTTGTATACAAAATCTGGCACAGTAAACGCTATACACGCAGGTTCTCGTGTCAAAAAGCTTTTGCAGCTAGTTACGGGTGCCGTGTACGATGACGACAGTCTAGTCCAGTTCATACACCAAGAACGGTATGACATAGTTATGACACTTATATCTCAACGAAAACACTCTCTAGTAGCATTCAACTGGCGACACGAAAAAGATGCACTAGTAGAATTAGCTAACAAAGAGGGTATATCGTACGAAGTTATAGATGGGACTGTTCCAGCTGAACGGAGAAAAGATATCGTGCAAAGGTTCCAGGCTGGTCAGATACGTACGTTGTTTTGCCACCCACAGTCAGCATCACACGGACTTACTCTTACTAAGGCAACCACTATTATATGGTGTTCGCCCACTTATAACGCAGAACATTTTCAACAATTTAATCAGCGTATACATAGACCTGGACAAACAGAAAAGACCGAAACCATTCTTATACAAGCCAAGAAAACTTGGGAGCCTGAGGTGTATAAGAAACTAAATACTAAACTTGGGCGAATGGAAAACTTATTACATATATTAAAGGAGATATCATGAAAAAATTAGACAGTTTATTAGCTGAATACAGCAACGTACGTAACGGCATAAAAGCCTTACAAGCACGAGAGAAAGAACTAAACACTTCTAAGCGAGAGCTAGAAGCCCAAATATCCATTAGAATGCAAGAGCAAGGGCTCGATAAAATTTCTGATGGTAACTGTACAGTCTCACTTAAAAATGAGATTGTCCCTACTGTAGAAGATTGGGACACATTGCAAGAGCATATAGCTAAAACTAATCAGTTTGAACTTATGCACAAGCGTGTTTCAGCTACTGCTTATAGGGAAGCTGTTGCAGCAGGTATGGATGTACCTGGTGTCAAAAGCACGGAGTTGACTCGTATAAATTACAGGTCAACATAATTAACTTTATCGATGAAATAAGGAGTAATAACCATGAACGATATAAGTATTGTAACGAGCAAAGTACCAGCTCATGTAAAAAATGGTACACGACTAGGTAATGAGAATGTTACATCTGAACATCTCTCAGTGCCACGCGTAAAGCAACTTCAGAAGATGTCTAATGAAGTTGATAAGCAACATCCAGATTATATGGAAGGAGCCGAAGTCGGTGATTTCATAAATACTGTGACTGGTGAAAACTATGGTCAAGAGCTGTATGTTGTTAATGTGCACTTCAAAGAAGAATATGTTCTTTGGGTGAAAAGAGATAAAGGAGGAGGTCTAGTTGGAAGCTTTGCATCTAGCTCAGACGCCGTAGATTATCTTGAAGCCGAAGGTAAGACAGTGGAAGACCACGAAATTATCCAAACTCAGACTCATACTCTATTAAGAGTGGATGAAAAGACTGGTGACATTTCTGATATCCCATTCTTATTTGACTGTGCATCTTCTAAGCTACGTGTATCTAGAGAATGGAATACTCAGATAGCGAAGTTCGGTGGGGACCGTTTTTCCTCTTTATGGAAAATGGCATCTATTTCTACTTCAAATAGAAAAGGCCAAGCTTTTATGAATATAGAAGTTAGCCGTGTCGATTTCCTAAAGGATGAAGCATATGAAACCGTTAAAAAGTTTTATACTGTTTCTTTCGGAGATAAACTAGCTAACTAATTAGCTTTTCGTGCAATCGGCGTGCGACAGTATAGGTCGCATGCCCGATTGTATGGTATACTCATTCTGTGCGAGAAAAGGATTTCATAGCAAAAGTACACAAACACCTTCCTAAGTACATCTATTCGTGGAAGATAAACGACCCTTACCACGGTGGCGTACCAGACGCTTTCTATTCTGGTAAATATCAACATTGTTTTATTGAATATAAATACCTAGAGGTATTACCCAAGAAAGATAACTCTTTTGTAAAAATTAAATTGTCTGCTCAACAAAAGGCATGCCTGCGATTGCACGCAAAAAACAATATAAATGCGTACGTGGTAATTGCTTCTGGAGATTTAGTGTACATAACAGAGAACTTTGACTTAGAAAAAATCACTTTGAAAGAATTTACCAATGGTTCTATATCTTTTGTACAATATATAGATAACCTAACTACTTTTTGTTTAGGAGGAGCTAACTTATGATTGATGTATTATGTTTAACATTGGGTGGGCTAGTGCTATTTGGCATGTGGCTACCTGACCCAGAGGATTTTTTATGAGACATTCAACTATGATGGCTATTGGGTACACAGGCTCTTTAGTTTGTATCTATGTTATCTTTTTACTAAGTAATAATGGTGCATGCCTGCCATGAGTAACCCAGAACCTTTTGTATACAACTGTACTTTAGACAGAGTCATAGACGGAGATACAATCGACGTTAACATAGACTTAGGTTTTGATGTATGGCTAAACAAACAAAGAGTACGACTTAGCGGTATAGATACGCCCGAATCTAGGACTAGAGATTTAGCAGAAAAAAAGTTAGGGCTTGCAGCTAAAGACAGGTTAGTAGAACTATGCGGGCCTGCTCTTAAAATAAAATCTTTAGGCAAAGGTAAGTATGGACGCATAATCGGAATACCTTACACCCAGGATGGGAAAGACATTTGTAAATTACTGATTGACGAAGGTCATGCAGTAGAATATCACGGAGGAAAGAAAACCAAAGTATGGGGCGATTATTAAAAGAACCAGATTTAGTTAACTCACCACCACATTACAATAGCGGCAACATAGAGTGCATTGATGCTATTGAAGAAAGTATGACACCCGAAGCCTTCAAAGGTTATCTTAAAGGTAACATACAAAAATATATTTGGCGGTATGAACTAAAAAAAGGGGTGCAAGACTTAAAAAAAGCAGAATGGTATCTAAATAGACTGATAAAAACGCTTGAAAAAGACAAAACCTCGTTAGACGAACGTAGAGACCCGTTAAGCAAAAGTTAGTCTTTTTAGACTAATACCATTCGGTACCTTAACAAATTGCGTTACAGGCCATCCTGTGAGGTCATTTTTTGCCAGCTTTGCGATTTCGGGGGAAAGAACGATTTTTTGACTTATTTCTTACAGATAAGTTAGATGTTTTACTATTCATAGGATTTCCGTCTTTATGATGTACATCTTTACCGTCACCTTTTTTTACTTTGCCCTTTTTTTCTAACATACGACGTGCTTTGTTTCTCATAGCACGTCTTTTTATTTGGGCCGGTGTACCTTGGTAGTTGTCGTACTCTCGTCTGTAGTTTCTAGCCATTACCCTTGAAGTGGGTTTTTATCTAAATCTTTTAAATCTTCTTTAACTTCTGAGACAGTTTCTTTTAAGTCTGATAAAGATACCTTTATACCAGCTATGTCAGACTTTATTTCTGCTACATCTGGAACTTGTATTTTATCTATTTCTTTTTCTAAAAACTCTACAGATGTTTCTATGGATGCAAAACGTTCTTCAATTATTTTCATTTCATCCATATTCTCATCTACTCCACCTATCTTAGCTTCAAGATTTTCTAACCTGTTTACGTACTGAGCTCCTGTATACCCAAAGCCAGCTAAGGTTGACACTATACCCACTAATGCAATTATTTGTGTAGTTTTATTCTCTAACCAATTCATATGCACCTCCATTTAAATTTGGCTGTAGGTCCCTTAATTTTTGCAGAGTTTCTAAATTTTGCCCTGCCATTCTATAGAACCCTTCTATATTATCCACTAAAATGTTGTTTTCATAAATAGTTTTAGGTACATACCAATTAGTTGTATCTGTTAAGGTTACGCCATAGTACACGACAAAGTTTGGGTTGTACCCCATGTACGCTACTAAAGTAGCTTCATCTCCATACTCTCCTGTTTCTTCTTGTTCAGCTGTTATGTCGGCTTGGGCATTTTGTAGGTTTTGAGCAACAATATTCTCTACTAACTGTTCGCTCTCACTAGCACTTGTGTTAGTTGGCAATGCATCATTTATTTGAGACTGTATGCTTTGCGTGCTTTCTGAGCCTGTGGATAAGTTACTTACAACCGAAGTTACTGTTGCTGTTTCACCACCGACCGTGGAACTAGATACGGTTGCAGTGGTAGAAGTGCCCATGTTTGTGTCCATGCTTAGTATTTGATTAGTTTGACTCACTGAAGATGAAAACTGTTCAGAGATACTAGGCGAGTTACTTATGCTACCAGTCGCACTACTTGTCGTGCTTGTGCTAGCACCAGAAGAGCTGGACGTGTACGAATTGCTAGTTGCTGAAGCAACAGTAGACTTAACAACACGTAGATTTCTATTTTTGTTAGACTTTATCTCTCTTGTTTCGTCAACTTCTTCTAATAGTTCTTCTTCTACTATTTCGTCTTCTTCTTCTGCGAGTTCTTCTAGGGCTTCTTCTATAGGTTCTTCTTCTACTATTTGTTCTTCAAACCATTCTTCTAACTCTTCTCTAGTTTCAAAACGTTCAATTATTTCTGGTTCTGGGGGTCTTTCTTCTATTCTTACAGTTTCTTGAAATATAAATTCGTCTATTAATGGGTTTTCTAATAGCAATGGCAAAGTAGGTAAAGGTTGTAATTCAAAGGGCTCTAGTTCTTCAAAAGCTATTAGCACCTCAAAATCATCAGGCCCTTGTCGTTCTGGTAAAAATATTAACTCTTCTATAGGCTCAAAGAACTCTGGTTCTTCTCTAAATGTAAACAAAGGCTCTTCAAATAAAAATAATTCCTCTATAAAGATTGGCTCGTTAAACATTTCAAAGTCTTCTTCTATGCCGTAATCAAACTCTTCTTCGTGCCTAAAGAAAGCTACAGAGTCTTGTTGTCTATATCCAGGACAAAAAGGCCCATATTGAGGGTCTAAATCACATTGCAAATCATCATATGCTTCCCAGTAACCGCTGCAGTTTTCTGAATACAACGCATCCAAAGAACATTGTTGTGTTTGGTATGCAGCTGCATAACCTGGACAAAGAGAGTTGTTCAAAGGGTTAGAACAATCAATACCGTTTCCAGAGCCCACTCCATACAAACTACCACCACCCTCTAATAAAGTGTTAAAAGATGAGTTATTCCAATTTGTGTTTACACAGTCACTAGAGTTTGTAGTCCCTGTATTACATTCATCGTAGAACAAATATGTGTATGACTGGTTAGAATTTGCCCCTATTTCACCTATTAATACATCGTGATTAATTATATCTAGTTCATCGTATCTATATTCAAAGGTGTGGTTTGGCCATAATATTATTTCAAAGCTATTATCAGAGTTGCGGTTATACTCTCTCATGTCATACCAACCGAATATCATTTTAGTATTATCACCCCAAGACTTCATACGAGAGTTGTTATCTCTTATTAAGTCAGTCCAAAAGGGCAACATAGTATAGGTATAATTTTTCGTGCTTAAAGGGTCTGGAGTGTAGTCGCCACAGTAATTATTAAAGTTGATATTACCTGTGCCTAGTCCAAAGTGAAGACAACCATTAGTAGCCATACGAGCTGAATCAAATGTTTGCCCATAGAAATTAAAGTCAAAAGATAAATCTATAGCGACAGATAATTGGTCATCTCCTACCTCGTAGGCTAATTCGCCTTCGAAATTACCTGCATTTTTTTGTAGTTGGTAAAGGTCTTGATTAGCTTCGTACACGTACTGGCCGGAGGCCGAAAACGATAACACGAGCAGTAAGGCTATTAAACACCTCATGACTGAACATTTTTAAATTCTTTCTTACACTGCTTGTCAGTTTTTGTTTTTGTAGAAAATGTTTTTACTATTAAACCTGCTATATCTTTTTTAGCTTTTTTTCTAACAGGGTTGAGCTCGTTGGTGCAATCTTGCACGTATAGCTTTTCATCTATTACATATTTATCTTGTTTCTTTTGTTTATATTCTTGGTAATCGGGTCTTAAGCTAGGATATTTTTCCCATTCTTTTTTAGCCTCTTCGCCTATCTTACCTTCGAATGGGCATGGGGTGCCTGCCATTTCCATAGCTTGAAAAACCCTTTCGTCTTGACATAACAAACCAACAGCCGCTACCTTCATGCCCATATCGTACACATATTTGGACAATTTCAAGCGTTCACAATTCATATCTCTAACGGACTTACCGCCTGAAAAACCAAACACTTGGCCCTGGTAGGCTCCACTGATTCCTGTGGTACACAAATCTTGAGAGTAGCTCATGATACTAGGGGCTATGGCCGATGCTGGTGGGGCTTTTGTATTTATATTTTGTGTGATTACTTGTTCTGATTTACTTTCGTTGTAGTTTGTATTTGTATTATTGTTCGTGTTATTCGAAGTCGAATTGCTCTCATTAATGTTCGTGTTATTGGTATTTACATTTGAATTAGACTCACTGTAATTGTTATTGGTATTCGTATTATTTGAAGTTGTATTATTGTTGACGTTTTGATTTACATTAGATGTAGAAGTTGAAACGCTAGTGTTAACGTTATTGTTATTATTGGTGTTAACACTTGTAGATGTCGAAGTATTATTGTTGTTGTTAGTATTCGTGTTCGTGTTAACACTTGTATTTGTGTTCGTGGTGGTACTAACGTTAGTATTAGTATTGTTATTAGTGCTAGTGTTAACATTCGTATTCGTATTAGTATTGGTGTTTGTATTGGTATTTGTATTCGTATTGGTATTAGTATTAGTATTGTTTGTGGTGGTATTGTTAGTCGTATTTAACGCTTCACAATATTGGGTTCCTGCATCACAAGTTCCCGTAGCACCACTATCTTGTGCTTGAACATTACTAACTAATGTGAATCCTAATAGTAGGAAAAAAACTTTACTCTTTCTTACCGCTACCATTGGAGGCTCCAAAATAGAATGATATAACAGCACTGGCTAAGCCTCCTAGATAGCCCAGCACCAAGTTAATAAGTGCCTCACTGTTTTGTTCTGGTGGCTGTAAAGTCACCAAGAAGATATAGCCTAAAAACCCGCCTAGTGTGGCTATACCCATTATTTTTGCGGTCCAATCACCGCTAAATCTGTTTCTTGCACTCTCTTTGTCTTGTGTTTCTAACCTAAACACATCCACTTCGAGTTCTTTCATTTGAAGTTCAAATGCTTGCTCTGCTTTTTTAAGTTCAAGCATCTGTTCTGGGGTAGCTGCACTAACTGCTTTTTGCAACGATTTTGGGTCGTTAGAACAACCTAATACCTCTGCAATCATATTAGCAGCCATGCCTCCCATTGGCCCACCTAAAGCGGTGCCTAAAGTAGGAGCTACCGCACCTACTACATTTTTTAATATATCCTTCATCTTCCTACTGCTTTTTGAGCTTTTTTGTGGGCAGCAGTAAAAGTACTACCCTTCATCATAAGGTTCTTCATATATTTCATATGTTTAGCCGTATGATGTTTGGAGTGCCGCTTCATGCTGGCCTCTTGTCTTTTGGTCAACCCTTTTTTCTTTACAGGTTTTCTTTTTTTCCTAGCGACCATATCCGTACATGGATTTCTTTTTCTTCATGGATTTTTTCTTTTTACCTTTAGCAGGTTTTTTCTTACCCATTTTTTTCATTTTATGTCCTGGCATTTTTATCTCCAAAGTTAATATCTATATTATTACCCGTAAGGGTTGCTTACGTCAATATCATCTTCTGATGACCATGTTATTCCGTCAGTATAAGATAACAACGTGTTTAACTCTAAAGACTTAGAATTAAAATGGTTAGTTATCCATTGCTTTACCACTGTGTCTGTAACGTTGCTTATATGTACAAAATCAACATCATCGGTGTCTTTAGCAAAGTAATTAAAAGTTATATGTTGCTTAGGTACAGTTACTGTATTGCTAGAGTTAGCTGTTTCATAAGCATTTATAGTGTATTCGACTTCTGTAACTAGAACTTCGCCATTCTCTGTTACTTGCTTAGAAGTTATAACATCTGGGGTAAAACTAGCTGTATATCTTTTTAAAACTGCCATAATTAACTTGCACTAAACTTAACAAATCTAACATCAGCTGACCCTATCTGCCTAGAGTTAGCATCGCCTTGCCCATATATATAACATTTTACTGTACCACTACCTGTATACCTAAACGCTATTGGTAAGTTAGCAGTGTCAGCACTGCTTGTAAGCCTAGACTCAGTTATATTTGTATTTAAATGTTCTATGTCAGGAGTTCTATAGACTACACCAGAACTGCTATCTAGTAACTCTGCCGTGTCACTACCACCTGATGTAACTGTAGTGTCGACCGTACCATCAGAAAATAGTAAATGTATCGTTTTGACTTGACCATTACCTCCAACTAATCGCACGTACCCTTGATAGAACCCAGCACCACTACCTACTGTAGTTATCTCTGCATATCTTTTAGAGTTGTTATTGAAGTTCCCAATAGTGCTACCTGTAACTGTGCCACCATTAGTAGGCAACACTAAGTCTGTAACATTTATTTTTGCCGCTGTAATGCTGTTAGAGTCAATCCTATCCGCAGATAAAAAACCTGCATTTATTTTTGTAGCATTTAAGGTATTTATCTTTGCGTCTTCGATAGTTGCATCTGCTATTTTTGCATTAGTAACTTGTAGGTCGCCTATTTTACCGGTTTGTATGGTTGCGTCTGCAATTTTAGCGTTAGACACGGCTAAATCCGCAATACGTGCAGTTGATATAGCTCCGTCTTGTATACGTGCACTATCTATAAATACTGTGCCACTGCTAACAATAAAAGGAGCAGTAGCAGAAGAACCATTGAAAATAGCAAATTTGTCTGCTTGAAACTGTACAAAAGACTGAGCACCAGAGCCATCACTCGCATTAGACCCTATAACCATACCTGCTACAGACTGACTACCATTTGATTCTGTAGTTGCTTGTAAAACAAACATAGCATTTAAATCACCAGTGTGACTTGCTGTAGTAGTATTCAAAGTAGTTATGGAACTGGTATTTCCATTTACTGTGCTTGTCAGGGTAGTCAAAGAAGAAGCAGTGGCATTTTGTGCGTTAGTAACTGTAACTATGTCGGACTGTGCTGTAGCTAACGCTGCTGTAAGTGTAGAGCCCGTAAAACTTGTAGAGCCTACAAGAGTTACTAAAGTAGCATCTCTACCCGCAACCCATGCATCATTAGAAGCGTTTCTTGTGTATACTTGCCCATCATCAGTATCAAACCATATATCAAAGGCTCCTATAGATGAGCCGTCTGCTCTGGTGCTAGGCTGACTAGAAGATTTTATTATATTAGCAGCAGCTGCTGTTGTAGTGATTAGATTATAACCAGGTAGGCCAGCTAAGGTCTCAGACAGCTGACTCATGACTGCACCTATATCTTCTAAGGTATCTGCTCTAGCCCCATTCGTGCCGTTGAAAGGGCCCCTGACTCCAGCCGTGCTTACAAATCTAACCCAATAATAGTAAGTTTGGTTGTACCCTACTACATCTGTGGTTATAAAAGAACTAGTGGTTGTCACTAACTGGGCTCCACCTACCTCATCATCTCTAGACCTATAAACTTCTGTAAAAGCGTGATTAGAATAAGTAGCAGGATTCCAGTCTATTATAACTTCTGTGAATGTTGAGGATGCAGTTAGCCCCGTAGGTGCAGGAGGGATGGATAAATCCTCTACTGTGCTGTCATTCGGTATAAAGTCTGTTGTGTCTGTAGCTGGGTCAAAATTTTTGTTTGCTCTTTTTTTAGCTACACCAGAGTCTATAAGTTCTCTTACGGTTACAGCTCGGTCTAAAGGGTCTCCTGCTTGTCCTAGTCTTACAGCTAGAGCTTCTTTAAAAGATTGCAAAGAGCTGTATAGTTCTTTTTCTAAATTTGGGGGTAGGTTTTTTAACCCAGGAAGTTTAGTGACTTTACTCACTAAGCTCCCCTTAGCTCATCAATAGACTGAGCTATACAGATTTCATTAACGATTGTTGCTCCTTCAACCTCTATTTCGTATGTTTTATGTAGTCCAGAGGGGAGTCTAACTATAGGTTCTGATATGTTTGTGGAACTAAAACTAGGTGTAGTGCCAGTTACAGTAAAATTACTGCCTGAAGAAGCTATAACTGCGTTATATATAAGACTTCCGTCGCCATACACTTTTACCCGCACTGGATAAGTTTCAGCTTCTACTTTAGCAAAACCCATACTCATAGGAGAGGTCATAGGAAATACCTTTGATTTCCAGTTATAAGTTAAGTTAGTGCTACTGTCGCCTTGGAATTTTTTGATGGCATTACTTATTATTAGATATAACTGGCTATCGTCAGGGTCTGTGAATCCCCCTCGTATCTCAGCACTAGCGTCTAAGTTTACTAGTGCAGCGGTGCTTAATGAGGTTCCGCCACCTCTTTTCTCTACTCTAGGGTCAAATATAAACCCGCCATAACCACTACCTGTGGAGAAAAAGCCTACGTACCTACCTTCCCATAAGAACCCTCTTATGGTGCTTGGGTAATAGTCTGCCTGCCATTGGCTAGGGGTTATTAAGGATTGTGTTGCTACGACTACGGTAGCCCCTTCTACTAACACTAGTCCATCTGGTCCCGCATATATTACATAATCTCCCATGTCTACCATAGAGTTTTTATTTAGACAGGCTTCAGAGGCTTCTATTCTTATAACACCCATAGAACGTGGTTCTGCTCCTGTTATTAAGTATGGAGTTCCTTTTGTACCTACTACTAACCCATTAGCTGTTACTGCTATACCAACTATTTCTTCGTCTAAAGCTACTCTACTACTTGCAGGCCAAGCGTAAGGTAGAAAAGGCTCTGAAAAACAAACTCGCTTACCGGTAAAACCTGCCAAAATACCATTCGGTAAACTGACTAACCCTTTCATAGGGCCATCAGGATATAAGCTCGTGTCATCATCTGGAGGAGCAATGTGGAACGTGGACGGAATGACCTCTGCTAACTCTGCATTAGTAGAGGTGTCTTCATAAGTAGCTACGTTTAAATTGATTTCGGCTACAAATTGAAAGTCTGTTGTATTAGAACCTGTGTTTGACCTGTATATACGTTTTTTAGATAGGTTAGTGTTGCTTTTACCACTAGAAGTTTCTAAACCACTTAGGTTTACCTTTTGGTTATCGTCAGTGGTTACAACAGTAGAAGCTGGGGAAGGTGGTCCTTCTTCGCCGTATGCACTGACAAAAGTGTATACATAAGAGGTGGAGAAGTCTATTAGAGCGTCAGAAGGACCATTGAATGCTGCACCGTTTGTCACATTGCTAGACGTAGCTGTGCTAGAACCTGAGCCACTTGTTTCTACAGTCAAAGTTGTGGTGCTTGGGACTGTTTTTATTTTAAAAGTATTATTTATTTCATCTGCAGTTATACCACCAGTAGCAGAGAAACCAGCAAGAGTTACATAATCATCTACTGCTGCATTGTGAGCACTGTCTGTAGTTACAGTTATGGAGCTTTCCCCATTATCTACAGTAACAGTTGCATTTATAGTAGTTGCAGCTGCTACTGCTACCGTAGGTGCTGCAGTTGGTGCAGGTATGCCTAATCTATAAAAACTACTAGGATAAGGTGCAGAGCCAAGAATATCAGAACTCCTGCCCATTTTAGGAAAAGCTTCTCCAGACCAATAAATCGTGTCATTGGTGTCTCCTGGCACCGGTCCACGCACGACATTTACATCATCTTCAAATTGTAGCCAACGCTCAGGGTCGTCCGTATATTTAAATATTGCGTTTTTAGTTGTACTAGCTAGGGTAGAAACTCCACTAGAAGGATTAGTAGTAGAGTTACCTTTGACAGGAACTAACCTGCCATTCTCAAGATTTACATCAGTTGCCGTTTGAGCAAGAGTATCGCCTAAAAGTCTAGGAGATACTTTAGGTGCAAGGCCTCCGAAAGTAATGAGTTTGAAATAAGCCATTTTTTCATTATACAGTATTAAGAACTGATGCTTGTAGTTCTACGCTCCTTCTTCCTACTTGTTTAAACCACCTGCTGTCTTCCATTTCAGCAGCCATTTGTTCCCAATTATGTTCTCTACAAGCGGATAACATATTGCGAAACTTAGATAATCTCGTGCCACCTAAATTAAAACACATGTTTACTAGTACGTGTTGTATGTTTTCGGGCAATGCATAGAAGTCTTTCTCATCACCAAACACGTGAACAGTTTCTTTTAAATGTTTATCAAAGTCACTGTCGTAGTACATGTCTACTACTTCTTGGGACACTTTAGTGCCTATGTCACTTTTATACTCAGGGTCTTCTGGTTGGCATAAATGCCCTATACCTAATGTTTTATACCCTAAGCTATCTTCATATATTTCTAAAATTTCACCTTCATGACGTTTTATTTCTGCTTTACATTTTTCAATGTCCATACCTACCTCCTGTTAAGAAAATATTCTATCTACGCCTGCAGCTACTATAATAAGCACGTAAAGACCAAATATATATCGCGTAAACTTTGTGTCCATAGCATCAAATTTGACTGCCCCTCTATCTAATCTTTTTTCTATATTTTGATATCTTATAGAACACTCTCGTTCGTGTGAGGATATTTTGTCTATGGCTTCTTTGGCTGAGGGCATGTTTATTGAACTTTTTCTATTTTAGGTTGAACTTTAATTTTGTCTTCCTTAATAATATTCCTAATGTTTTCTGTTATCTGATTCTGTCCAGCTTGCACTATCGCAAGTTCTCCAGCTAATTCATTAGCTTTTTGCTGAGCTCTTATTAATATACTAAAAGCTTCTACTGCTCGTTGTGTTAAATCTGCAAGTAAATACACTTTACCGTCAAAATTTATTTCTTTTACTGCGTTATTATCCATAAATACTCCTTATATAATTGGAAATTCTCCTAATGGTCTTGTGACCGGATTATCAGTATTATAAACATATAATGCCGCTAACGCATCTACATCGGTCGCTGCATCAATTAAGCCACACATCTCATTAGCTTTAGCCCTTACTGCAATCCTGTGGTTTTTTATGTTGTCTGGCATAGCTGTCCCACCATCTAAGGCACGAAGTGCATACCAATCAGTTTGTACTAGAATATTTTTAGCTTGTGCATTTATTGCTTCTTTATGTTGAGTTTTTACATCATCTAAAGGTTTAGCTACAGTACCCGTGTATGATTTAGTTACGACTTTTTTGTGTGTAACACCATCTATAGTAACGGTAGCTTTGTAAGCATAGATAGGGTCAGAGTTAGTATAGTACTTAGGGTCTTTATAATTTCTGCTATCGTGAACAACAGGATATATATTTACAGCTTTTAATTCGTCTTCAGTCCAAGAAGTAAAAATATTCTTTGGGTAGGTAACTTCGCCTATGACTACAGGTTTAGGGGACGGATATAGTTCCGTAACATTATTTGATTCTACTTTTGCCCACATAATTTTACCTCGCTAATGTTGGTATTCCTTTTGATGTTACAAAAGGGTTTTCTGCCCAAGCACAAAAACCATACAGAGTTCCATTGGTATTTCTTGCTGGGCCATTGTCTCTTAGTTTAAAGCCATTACTTACAAAATCAAATCTAGTATTGGTATCTGCAAAATGTCTTTGGTTATCATTAACTCCCATAATATAAGAAGTATCATCATTAATTGGATTTCTGCCGTTATCATAACAAAAAGTGCCTTCTTCTCTATCCATAGCTCTTATCATTACAAGTGCAGGTTTGAAGCCGCAGTACACGAAAGCACCATTGTCGTCGCCATTACCCTTAAAGGAGCCAAACTTACTAAAACCTTGTACCTCTTTCCAACAGATAGCCATATAGTTTTGACTAGAATGGTTTACATTCTCAAACGAACTATTACCTTCTTTAACTGAAAAAACTGTTGATGTACCCTCGCCACTTGCATGAGCAGTTATAATTCCATTAGTATTATTTGCTTCGACTCTTTGTGATTCATTCAAACCATTGTTGATGTTATATCCGTCACTATTAGCTTCCCACCACCAAACTCTTTGTGTATTACCATTGTTAGCTGTTACTTGTATTGGGTACATCCAACAGGCTTTTGGTCTTGCTCCAAGCCCATGACCAATAGTTCCATCTGCTGATGTGCCAGTCCAATTAACAAAACTAAACCCCGAAGTTGGGTGAACTCTTACAGTAGAGCTAATACTGCCGTCAGTATTGCTGACATTAGAGGCCGCTGTTTCTGCCCAAGCCCAAACAATATATTCATCTCCGTCCTGGTTGTGATAATAGCTACCTTGGTTTGTTGTTGCATGAGTAAACCCATTTGTATCGAATGACTCTAAATTTTCTTTAGTACCACCACTAAATGATGAGCCTTTTGCATCACCACTTGTAGATAACCAATGCACTCCAGCTCCCAAATATTCACACTCCATAATATTTGTTGCATGGCCATCACTTTCTAGTCTCATTTGATAAAATAGTCCTGGCTTGAGATTGACACTTCCATCAAAGGTTCTTGCAAGTGTTGAACCAGTAGTACCCGTACCTGTATATTTAAAAGTTAGAAAAGCTGATTCACTGTTGTCTATTGTTGTATATGCCATTATCCGTGCTCCGCTAAGTTTTTAGTGCAAAGTGCTCTACCTGATTTAGTTGCAAATTCAAACGCTCCTATGCCTCCAGCGTCTGCGTTTGCCGAATCCATACCTATTTCTTGTATGGCACCTTGTCCAAAGTTTGCTATCATCTCACCGCTTGTACCAAATATAGCACCGTACGGAAATAAGTATTCAGTAGTGGGTAAATTCTCAGTTGTTTTCACTAAAGTATCATTTACATAAAATTTTAATTTTACATTACTAGTAGACATATCAAGTAGCATACCAAATATTGTGTTCGCATGGCTATTTTGACTAAAACTAGGTATTAGGTTACTAGCAAACTCAGCAATCCCACTATTTCGTATATCGGTATGTGAGTTACCGGCTGATATTTGAGATTCTTTTACCATGCCCACCAATATCTCCATAGTTGAAGAATTAAAAACCCCTGTATTTTCTACCTCCCAATACCATATAGCGTCAGAGTATTCTTTGCTTACTCCTATACTAGCGTAACATTGGTTATACCCGCCATTACCACCCTGTCGTAAAAGGTTGCCTGCAGTAAAACCCGTAGCACTAGGGCTAGAGTTCATATAACCTGTAAGGTAGTTCCAAGTACAAAAATTGTTTGTACAAGTATCCAAAAAAACATCACTAGAATCTATGTTGTTTTCTGTAAAATCTGTACCGCCACTAGCATCATTGCCTAAATTAGAAGAGTCTTCAAAATCTAAATAGAACTTATTTGTACCAGAAGGTTTATCAGAAGGGTCTATAGGTTTCCAAATATTGCTGTCGCTGTCAAATTCTCCAAACTCCGTAGGAGCAGACGCAGTTCCATCTTGATAAACTATTTCACACATGTAGCCATCAAAATGACCTGTTGAATCTACATGGGATGAGCCAATGGTTTGTTTTTGGAAGTTAAGTCCTAATATATCATTTTGACTTGGGTTAGTCCTTGTACTAAAAGAAGTTTCTTCAACCCCATTTATATACATTCTAATTCTATTATCTGCTGTCCCTGATGTAGTATCAAAAGCAACTACTAAGTGCATCCAAGCATTTGGGTCCCTAAACCTTCTGTTTGTTTGTAAAAAAGTACTGCTACCCCCCATTATTCTTAAGGTATCATCAGCTTGAAGCCTAGCAAAAATCCTACCATTATCATTATCAGTATTGCCAAACTCCCAAAGAAACCCAAGTTGGCCTAGCCTACCTCTTTTAAACCATATGCTAATTGTTGCGGTAGTCCTACTACCAGCTGAAGATACATCTCTAGTCAAAAACTCGGACCTAGTGCCATCAAACATAACAGATTGTGATACTTCGTACCCAGTAGCCCCTGGTGGTATAGCTCCCGGATGCTGTAGTAGGCTCATTAGGTGTATGCAGCAGAGTTAGTTAGATATACATTCGTGCCATCAGAGAAGTAAGATATTAAGTACGTGCCCGCAGTAGATACAGTTGCAAGTAAATTTGCGTCTACTTTTGAATTTGTGTGTGCCGATACAGTATGGCCACCTGAGTTTACCAACAGTATGTTTCCTGATTGTGAGATTATGTTTGTAAAGGTAAGAGTAAAGTTGCCTGATGGGGTGCACTTAAAATTGTTTCCCGCAGTCATATCAAAAGAACCGTCATTATCTGTAATCATAGTTCCTACTGCATTACCCGAAACCGTCACCGTAGCCGTTGCGGTTGTAGTTCCTATTGCAAAACCCGCACTTGTAAATCTTGCTTTTTCTACACCGTTTGAACCAAGGGTCAATGCACGGTCGCCATGGTCGTAAACTAGAAATCCGTCATACCTTGCCGCACCACTGTCACTATCAGCAAAATAAATTGCACCGTTAGTAGTTCCCGCAAGTGTTAATAATGATTTTGCTTCGGAAACATCGCCAATTTGTACTGCTGTATTTTCACTTGCAACAGTATTAACAGCACTTGTACCGATACCAACATTATGATTGAAGAAAGCCGCACCCGCATCTGACATATCAAGGGTAAGGGCAGTTATTGTTGAACCATCATCAATACCTTTAAATTTAAAGTCTTCATTACCTGTATTAAGAGAGAAATCTATACTGCTTGATTCGTGCTTGATTTCCATTACAGTAGTTCCACCTTCTGCAATCTTAATATCATCGCCATCTGCATCAAGAATAATATCTCCAGAGGCGTCTAGTGTTATATCGCCTGAACTATTTGAAATGGTTGAGCCATCAATACCTATATTATCTACTGTAAGAGCTGTTAAAGTACCTAAACTTGTAACATTCGGTTGAGCTGCTGTTGATAATGCACCTGCTAGTTCACCACTAGAACCGTAGACTACAGCTTTACTATTAACTACTGTGTTTGCCGTTGAGCCATCTAAAAGATTTATCTCTGCGGCAGTTGAAGTAATTGTTGTGCTACCTATGACTATACTGTCAAAAGTCCCTGAAGTTCCGGTAACGGGTGCGGTAAAAGCACTAAACGACTTGATATCGCTTAGCATTGCGGCGTTGTTTCGGAGTTCTACATCTACTCCGTTAGCAAAGGTTCTAGCACTTGTGCCGTCTTGAGCACGAACTACGGTCCAAGTTTCACT